CACCTACGCACCCACGTTGTTGGAGAAGACAAGCCTGACAAAGTCAGAGCAGTTTTCGGAGCCCCGAAGCTACTACTGATGGCTGAACTCATGTTCATTTGGCCCCTGCAAGCCACCTATCAAAACACCAATAGAGGAAAACTCTTTTGGGGTAGAGAAATTGGCCGCGGAGGATGGCGAGACATCATGAACGAAATGCATTCAAAGAGAAGTTCAACTTACATCTCGATGGACTGGAGTCAATTCGACCGACGCTTATTACATGAGCTCATCGACGACGTCCACAAAATCTGGAGATCATACTTCAACTTTGATATGTACGAACCAACTACGAGATACCCTCATCCCGACGTAGATTCCGAGAAAATCGAAAATCTATGGACATGGATGACCGACGCGATCAAAAGGACTCCAATCGAGTTACCAAATGGTCAAGTCTGGCAATGGACTCACAACGGATTCGGATCCGGGTTTCAACAGACCCAACTTATGGATACTTTCTGCAACATGATCATGACCTATACTGTATTATCATCATTAGGCATCAACATTGAATCTGACGATTTCAAAGCCCGTTTCCAAGGAGACGATGCTATACTAGCGTTCCCTGAACGCAAGTACTTCCAACATGGAAGACGCTTTCTCGCCCTCATGGCAGAACGCGCAATGCATTACTTCAACGCGAAACTTAGCGACGACAAGTCCGGGATCGGAGATCATCCGAATTCACTGTATGCTCTAGGATACAACAATGTTTATGGTAGACCAACCAGGACAGACGAAGACCTTTTGTCTCACCTGATGTTTCCCGAACGTCCACAAGACTTTGGAAGACTAGCTGCTTCAGCTGCTGGACTAGCTTATGCCTCACTAGGCTGTAGCAAACCATTCTACGATCTCTGCACTGAGATCTGGCAATCAATTGTTGTTGAAAAAGAGATTCAACCCGACTGGCGAATGCTTCGCTGGATGAAACGAGCTGGACTCGAAGAAGTGTTAGATACACTTACTTCATCAGACTTTCCGTCTTTTGAGTACCTTTTAAGCGCTGGAATTTCCACACTGAATCGTACTGAACACGAGACTCAAAGATCTTGGCCGACGAAATCGACCGGAGTCAGAGGAGAAATCATATTCTTGACGAATGTGATGTAATCTTTGCCTCACTTTTCTGTGATTTTATTTATTTCACATGTTTTATAAAACAAAAAAAAAAAA